TTTGTTTGTTCCCGCTGCAACAATGAATTGTGTGCTGCCTGCTTTGAGTATTTTTTCTCTTAGCTCGTCGAGCAAATCTAACCCTGCTGATTGTATATAGCTGCTGTTCTTGTATCTTGCTTGGTCCCCAAATATCCAGTATTGCCCTCTTTTGAATGTTAACAGTATATTACTTCCTTTTTGTGTAGGCGTCCAATATTTGTTTATTTCTTTGCTGTTTAACCATTTTTTCAAACCTCCTTCTGTTTCTGTACCGTATACCTCGCCTGATCCATTCCACTGTTCTAGTGTCATGTTAACTATTTCTATCGTTCCGCCTGTTGTTAGCTTTCCCGCTTGGTCGTAGGTTATTGCTCTGTTTGTAAATGTTGTGTTGACATACGTTGACTTGACTAGGTAATAATAGTTACTTTCCTGCTTGTTCGCATAGTAATTTTTAAATATGTCTAGATACGCTAGTATAGGTATCGCATTATTAATTGTTTTAGTTGGTTCTTTTGTTGCTGTTGAACCTCGCCACCCTAGATACGCAAATATACTACTACTACTCATTGTTAGATGTGTACTATCCTCTATTTTATCATCATATAGTCCTATATAATTTAATTTTGGTAATTTTACTTTACTTATATCTAATCCGACGTTAAGTGCATTATTATGCAGCATTGCGTTGTATAATCGGATTGGTGCTGTGAAGATATCAATCTGTAATTTATATGACCCAAATAACGGTCCAACTGTTGGATGTGTTAATACTTTAGTATCTATGTCAATGTCAAATGTATCGCCTGGTAATCCTATCAATTTCATACATGGGACTAGTGTTCCTACTCCCATGCTGCTTCGCCAGGCGTATGATAAATTGTGCGTACTTCTGTTGTAAGTTCTCAGGTCGACCTGCATGGAATTACCACCTCCTAGGGTGTTCTTCCCGATTGATTTTGATATGCTCATTCTTTATCTTTTTTATGTTTAACCGCTGTATGAATTTCTAACATTTCCGCCACAAATGCGAGAATCGTATCCCATTGTGGTGTATCTCTGTATGCTTCCGCTTCTTTACGTGTTGAAAAGTGTTGCTCTGTCGCCAGGTGTTGTCCTATTGTGATTATAAAATCATTTTGTTCTTCATTTACTGGTCTGATTTTGAATAATTCATCTCCATTCATTTTTTGTCCTCCTTGTTAAATAAATTAATACTTGTGCTATCTGCACTTACTTTACCTTCTGTTTTATTTTCTGTACTCATGCTGCTTCCTTTCACATTCTTCTGAACGCTCAGCATGTTGGTACAACTCACCCCTAACCATGTCAGGATAGCTGATAATACTGCAATCGTGATTTCACGAATTAACTTTTTGTACTTTTCATTCATTTTCATTGTTTTGTTTTTTAATTGCTATTATTTCTGTTTTCCTCCGCCAGCTATGTTCATACACTCTTTGTATTGCTTTTGCCTGTAAAAAAGCATTGTAGAATGATGTTGATTCATGTATATATACATATATGCCTCTTGCTGTTTTATCATGTATTTCGATTTCGTATTTTTCTTTCATAATTTTTAGCTTTTTGCAAATATACTGTATTTTTTCCGATAGTAACAAATATATTTTGTAAAAAATTGCCGTAGGCATATATAATCGCAACTTTGTTGCGTACGAGGGGTATAGGGGCGCGTAGCCCCGATAGCGTTAGCACCTTAGATAACTTAGTGCTGCTGTGTGACATGTAGCCTGATTCCGGCGCACGGAGTGCGAGCTTCCCTCCGATATTAACACCTTGCCCGCGTAAAAATTATTATCTGGCTCTCACTCTCTGATACATGGATGTTGTATGGAAGCCGTACTATCCTATGCGCTGCTGCGTTAGGGATTGGAGGCGAGTATGCGAAGCATATGTCTGAGCCGGAAAGCCCGACCCCTTTAGGGGTAACGCCCTTATTATAATTTTTATAATTTTCTATATAAACAGAAATATATATGATAATAATATCCTGTTGAAACTGTTCATAACCATGTTAATAGCCTGAAACATAGCTATTTATCTTGTTCATAACTCTGTTAATAACTTTTTATAACTTTCTATTATTAAATTTTGAAATATAAATCTTTTTTCTATATATAAATCAAATCTTAATAAAGTGTTAAAAAGTTATTTTTTTATTCACAAGTTATCAACATGTTTATTAACCGATTTTGCATACTTATCAACACAAAAAAAGCGGTTATTAACCGCCTCTTTTGTGTTCTTGTTGATATTCTTTGAGTTTTTGAAGTTGCTTCTTGTGCCGCTCTTTCTCCCAGTTGTCATAGTTTTCGTTATACAATTCTTTAGCTCTTTCACGGTAGTAATTCAGAATACTGTTGTATTCTTCTTCATCATCTATTGATACCTTTTCGCCACAAATGTATCTGTAGCCTCTCTCCTGCTTCTCTATCCACAGTTTTTCTCGCTCTTCTTCGCTGTATATTTTTTTCCGATAGTATTCAGGTAATGGAAGTTCCATTCCATTTGGTAGTTTGTAATATTCATTGGTATTATTTTCCCTGTACGCATTTCTTTTGCTGTTATAGCTTTGTTCATACCCCTTGCCTATTCCTGCGCTGCACAGTACAATTCCTATATAGTTTCGGTCTATTGGGCTTTCTTTTAGCATATATTTCACTACGTAGTTCACTGTTTTCTCATTGCACATATTCCCTTGAAATACGAATCCGTATTTCCAGTTATCCTTTATTAAGTCAGGATTTCCCCAGCATATGCCGTGTAGGTGTATTCGTCCTGTATTCTCGCCTAGTTCCGTGATGAACCAGTGCCTGACAGACTTTTTCGTTTTCTTGCGTATTCGTTCCAGCATTCTCTTGACCGCTAGTTTACATATACTATCTCTGTCTTTTTTTTTACTGTCACTCTTCAGTTTTTCGTACGATTCGTTACTTATTGTTAGCGTCCAGAAGGTCGCTCTTCCAGGATGATTCCGGATCTCTTCATTCAGTCTGATTACCCATTCTCTTTTCCTCGCTTTGCGACATTCGATACATCTTCCGCATTTCGCCGGCACTAAAAGTAAACGCCTGTCTTCACAGACAGGCGCATTAAATTTATTTTTCCGATTTGGCTGGTATTTTTTATTCGTTATGTATTTCGTATATAGACACATAATTCTATTATTTGGATTTTCCGAATCCGTGCCACTTATTGAATATTGCACTGATTATTCCTGTTAGTAATTTTCCGTACTTGCCGTCACCTCCTAGTTCATTTATCAGGTCGCTGAATGCCTTATCCTGTTCGAATTGCCACTTCTGCCTGGCTGTTTCATTTTTGGCTTGTTTCGCTTCTTCAACCATTTTGCCGAATACCGCTATTTTCCCGTTTGCAATCTCGTCGAGAGCTTCAGATAACCTCATTGCAACCTCTTTATCGTTGTGAGCCTCTTGATATTCTTTCTGTGAGATTCCGTAATCTGCTAACATTCTTTGAAGTTCTTTTCCCTTGAAAATCTCTTCAAAACCCTTAGTCCATGTTGTTTTTCCGTTTACTTCTCCCTGTAACTTAATGCCCTTTCGTAGCTCGTTCAGATAGTTGGTAAATTCTATCCCTTTGCTTTCTTCATTAGTCTTATGTATTTGACTGGTTAGGTGTTCTATTCTCTTCTCGGATTCTTTGATCTCTTGTTTATTCTTTTCGGTTTCTGACTTCACGTTCTCAGTGTCAGTTGTCATCAGTTTAGCTGCCTCTGCGTTGGTTTTCGCAGCCTCTGCTTTAGCCAGTTCCTTCTGAGCTTCCATTTGTTCCCATTGGATGCCCATTCCTACACCTGTCGATGTTGGTAGTCCTACTCCTGCTGCACTTCCTCCACCTGCCGCACTTCCACCGCCACCGCCACCGCTACCGTATAGTAGTGCTGGATTCAACCCCGCTGCTTCCAGGTGTTTTACCTGATTTTCAAAGTTGGTGTAGTCCCACATCTCTTTGCTTAGATCTGTAGAGTATCTCGCTTGCTCTTTGTTATACTGAGCTTGTAGCCCCATGTATTCCAGTTGTCTTTGGTGTTCTCTTTCTTCGGCTTCTCGAGCTTTTTTCTCTTTTCGCCTGGTGATTCCCATTAGTGAGCCTAGCCCTCCGATTGCTCCTGATACTAGACCTCCAACTCCACCTGTCAGCCCTCCTAGGGCTGCACTTCCTATTGCTGTTCCGATTCCCATTTTCGTAGCTTTTTTTAAAAGCGTTAATAACTTAGTTCATATATAAGAGTACACACGTACCCGTGTGATTCGTTAGAAGTAAGGGACTCTGAAAAGTCCCTTATACTCATACGTGCTTTGCCGTCATTCCCCAGGCTGTTGTGGTTCTCCAGGCTGTTGTGGTTCTTCAGGCTTTTTCATTCCTTTACTCTTGGCAATTTTACTTGCGTTAGCTAAATCCATAGCCGATTGTGCTATGTCCCATTTGTCCGTTCGTATGTCGTACTGAGGTAATACCCCGTCTTTTTTCTCTGTAAAGATTATCGGTGCTCCGTCCGTTATTGGTTCGTTGTTTTCAATCAGTTTTGATACTTTTTTCTCGATGGATTCGCCCTCGAATGATTCTACCGAACCCATGTAACTTGGTATATTTTTTGTTCTTTTCATATTATAAGTTAGGTATTTGTTTTGCTGACATAACTCTTCTTGATTCAATTCCGAATCCGATTTGTACCCAAAAATTTTGGCTTTCTGCTGATGTTTCCGCAAAAATATAATTATACTTACTCGGGTCTATATAACTCGTATTGTCTATTTCTGTACTTGTAAAATCTCCGTCTTTTGGCTCAAATATTCTGTTCAGTACCATGAATGCTTCATTACCGTTCTCAGCGAATGTTCCGTAAGTTTTGTTGAAGTTGGTCATGTAGTCTACCCATGCTACCGTCTTGCCGTACGCAACGTTATCTGCTACCCACCCTGCTGCTTTACAGGTTAATAAGTCCTGATAACCTATACCGTCAAGTGCTGGTTTGTGTAGATCGTCTAGCGTTTTGAAGTACATGTCGAAATCGTTTCCCTGGCAATAATCTACACGAGGTGTAATACTTACTATTCCCATGATGTAACTAGGTTCTGTCACTTTGATGTGCAATTTTCCTCCCTTTTTCGAGGTATTGATACCTCTACCTGCTAATGTTCCCAATGGTTCATCGGCTGTTGCTGAATTACTTACAACCTCTTGAAATTCTATTTCACTTGACATTCCACCCTCGTACATAGGTGTTTCCGTGTGCATATTCCAGCTTGATGTATATACTGTTTCAACCCAGTCTTGATAAGTTCCACCGCTTACCGCAATTCTGTTTAACATGTCATATACTTTTTTCGATAGATTCAGCTGGTCTATTGTAAATTTATCTCCTGCCGTGCTAATTGCTGTTATTGCGCTGATTCCATTTTCTCCGTCTACCCACTCTGTCTTAATCCAGTTATTGAAGATATCACTTTGGTAGGTTTTCAAAATTAACCCGCATCCTGCTTCCTTGAGGTTTAGTTTTCCCCCATTAACTCCTAATACGTCTGTAAAGTATTTGTTTGTTCCCGCTGCAACAATGAATTGTGTGCTGCCTGCTTTGAGTATTTTTTCTCTTAGCTCGTCGAGCAAATCTAACCCTGCTGATTGTATATA